TCAAATCTTCTATCATTAATTATGCCTCCAAAAATTATTTCCTGTCGAAGTAATAGATGAACCCCGCCCTTGCCATCACTTCTCTGTCTCCCTTAAAGTTGTCCCTATAATTAATATCGGCATACACGTTACTTCTATTATAATCACGCCTGTAATCAATTATATTAAAGTTCATTCTGTTACTGGCAGCAGAGAACTTTTTGCTCTCCACTACCTTTTCTACAACTTTGTCAACCAATTTATTTCCAACAATAGAAGCTATTTTTCCATTGTCGGCTTTACTAAACCCTCTTGCTTTTCCTTGTTAAGCTGTCTTTCTATCTCTCTTGCAATTGCTTTTTCATCAAACAATTTATCCACTGTTGGTCTTAGTCTTTCTGGAAACATTTTTAAAACCAAGTTTTGAACTGTCAATACAGCCTGCACCAACCTTTCTTCGTTGGGTTTGATTCCTTTCAGTAGTTCCCCAAATGCAATCCCATTTGGTATAAACTGTGCTATGTATCTTGCCATTTTCTTTTTAAGCAAATATCTGTATCCTTTTACAAGATATGTTGAAATTCCCTTTACTACAAATCCAGTCAATGCTACCGCCACTAGATTTATTATATTTCCTCCAAATTGATTTAATACTGTTGTTATCACGTTCATTTTACATCACTCCTTTAAAATAGTTTTTTATTGCCGCTACATAATATTTTGCAAGTTCTTTTTTTGTTGCTTCTAATACTTCCATATCATTTTTGTTTGTTATAAATCCGCTTTCGACGATAATACAAGGTGTTACCGTCTTATATAGCAATGTCCAGCCTCTATCACCTCTTACACGTGGCAAGATTTTTCTGTCTTTCAAATGTGTTGCTTCTATATTAGCCTCTTGCATATATTCCGCTAACTCTTTACTTTTTTTGGAAGTGTGCCAAAATAGCATTTCAACTCCGTTAGCCATTTTTTCAGCTGCATTCAAATGAAACGATAACGTCACATCTTCTTTATTTGCAATTCCGTTTATCTTTTGCGGCAACGTGGAATAGTGTTCCTGATACACTACAACATACTCTAAACCTTGCTCTTTGCATTCAGGAACGATATAGTTGTTTACAAAATCCTTATTCCAAGCGTGTTCCTCAAATCCATTTCCACACGCTCCTGGGTCTTTTCTTACTCCACCGTGTCCTACATTCAATATTACTTTCATTTATACCATCTCCTTTAAATATTTTTCTTTTCTATCAACACGATTCAGCCATCCAGTCAAAAAATCTTTCTGAGTTGGATTGTATTCAAATATAGAATGGTAAAATTTTCTTTGCAAACTATGGTAATCTCTCAAAAACTCCTCAGATTTTCCTTGTTCTTCCACTTCATTCAAGGCTTTTATAGTCTTGCTTCCAAAAATACCATCCACAACTAGATTATAACCAAAATATCTGTTTAACGTTACCTGTGCCTTTTTAGTTGCCCATTTTCCTGAATTAAAACTCCAGTCGCATATGGATAATGCAACCTTGTCATTTTTCACTTCATTCAAACGATTTTTTAAATAATAGTCTTTTTCTAATATTTTCTTCGCAAACTCTTTCGTCAAATCTTTCATAGAACCACGATAACCATTCCTTCTCGCTTCTTCTTTTGTAATTCCCCAAGTTGTTTCTCCGCCCTTATCATTCTTGTCGTTAGTATAACCACCTTCAACAGCTAACGTGTAATTAAAAATCTTGTTGAATCTTTCGCTCATCTACGCCACTTCCTTTTCTACTTTTTTAATTTCTTTCGTCAATGCAGCAATCTCTTTTTTTAAATTATCCATTTTTTCAGATATTTCAGTAATATTAGCCTCAGTTTGGTCTGTCGGAAACCCTAACTCTTCAAATTCTGTTTTTTCATCCTCTAATTCAGACAATTTCTTCTTTAAATCCACAAATTCTTTTTGTTTGCTATATCTTTCATCTTTTAAATACTGTAACTTCTCAGTTTTATCTTCAATCCAAGTATTATTCTTTTTGTCCCATTTGCTATACGGGTTTGGTTTTTCCACAGTTTTTATTTCTCCGTGTTCCAAATATTGTCCGTTTGCCAAAATCACAATCCTAGCTTGAATCTTTTCTAATAGTGTCATTTCCCTAACTTCATTATTTTCAATAATAGGATTCTTTATTTCAATATAGGAAATATAATTTTCTCCCTCAACATATTCACTACAATATTTTAATTTATCAGCTTCAAATTCTTCTCGTGATGGTGCTAAATATATTCCAATTTGTTTTCCATTTTTATCATATAAATATATTTCGAATCCTTCCATTTTCTATTTCTCCTTTCGATTTTAATCCTGTGCTAACTTACGAGTTTGTACAGAATTTTAAAAAATCATTTGATGATTTTATTAACTTAAAGCATTTTGCCGATTTTAGCAATTTTGATAAAAATTTAAAGTTGGCCCAAAATAAAATTACTTCAAAGTCGCTAAAAATAAGGGTTAAATTTTTCAAAATGCAATAACAATTCGTTCTAATTCGTAAATTTCTTTTAATTTTTGTGCTAAAATCCCGCTTTTAATCTCTAACAATTTGCTTTTTCTGTTTTTTGATGTAGTGCTTTTTAGTAAGTATTTAGTAATAAATAGGTATTCTATCCTACATTTCAACCACTCTTTTATCAAATTTACTGTGTTTTCAAATATCACAAATTCCACAATTCTTTGTTCTTTTTTTTCGCAATTCCACTTATTGTCGCATTTTCCAAATCTAAATTACTCATTTTAATTGAATGCAATGTCGATATTCGACATCCAGTATCAATAATAAGATTGAATATTATCTGATATCTGATCTTGTAAATCATATTTTTCAGACAATTTCATTTTCACTTGTATTTCCACTATTTCTTTACTGCTTAAATAATAGCTTTTTTGAATAAAAACAGTTTTGCTCTACAAGTTATGAGACAACGTGACGGCGGTGGAAAACAAAGGTGGATTTTTCTGAACTGTTATTGGATGCTACTTAGTCAAATAAGTGACGTTAAAATACAACGCTCCCTTAATGCTCTGATGTCCACGATAAATTACTCTTCCATCCGTTTCGATCTGGGCTGCTGCACTTTCAGTTGTCCCTAACTGTGCAAGTGGGGCAACTGTATAATGTAAAGGTCTAAAATTTTCTGGTAAAGTAAATAATACTGTCCCTGACGTTGTTCCTTTCCATGCATCGTTACTATCCATCGACAGTATGCATAAACGCCCGATTTTAAATACTTTGGCTTGGGTAAGATGCTCGAAAATAACGTGAGTTTCTATTGTGTATAAATTTTCCACTCTATCCGAAATCGGCTTATTAGAAATCGCTCTAAATTTTGAGCTATCATTATATGTCAGATTGTTGTTCACAATGCATTCATAATAGAATTTTGTAACTGTGTCATAATAGAATTTTCCAGCAATCTTTATTCCTGAATCCTGTATTTTTCCTCCAAACTCCATTCCGATTATTTCAGCTAGCCTTTTTCCCTCTAGAGCTGTATTTGTAGCGGTTCCTAACGTCACTATTCCAGCTTTGTTTTCTGTTGCATAGTCTGTTTTTTTTACATAATTTCTTTCAGCAGAATCTCTTGTAATATACGTATTGGAGCTATCAATTGTTACATTTAAATTTGCTGACTGGTCTACTACTATAATGCATTTTTCCATAATATCTATTGCATTTTTTCCATTAAAAACCGGAATATAATCGCCATCCGTTCCTTTGTTATACGCGTATAATATTTCAGTTCCAAAATCATCCCGGGCGTATATTCCCATTTCAGAAATTTTATACGAATTTGTTATTGCACTTGTCCCGCTTCCAGTTTTATTAGAGACAATAAATGTAAATTCCACATTTCCATTTTCTTTTCTTTCATAAGAATTAACTGGGAATTCATTCCTTTTATCTAACAAATCAGTAAGTTCTCTATCATTCCCTGTATTGTATCCTGCTCCGATTTTAAATTTTGTTACATTTATCTTTGTTTCGTTATTCATTGCTCTTGCTAAAAGCTCTCTTCCTTTGTTTGTTATTTCCCAACCAAGATAATTTGCCATTTTTACCTCCTATCTTATTCCTAATGTATTTTTTTTCAATACAACGTTTACGATTCCTACATTCAATTTTTGCTCCATCCAAGGCAGTTCAAAACTCCGTATATTTAATACATTTGTTTTTTGCCTCACAGAAAACATGCCAACATAAGTTCCTAAATTCATATTTCTTACAAATGTTATTGCATCAAGCCAGCTTCTTTCGTTTTTGTACTCATTAACAACGTCCAAGACTTTTGAAAAATCTATTTGATCTTTAAGTTCTCCCAAAGTGGAAATTTTAAAATATCCTGGTCGTCCGCCATACTCAAACCATTCCTTTATTTCCGCATTCCCAAAAAGTATTTTACAAATTGCTTTTACACTTCCCAAAGTTCCTTTGTTAAAATGTGCTACAACTGCTATTTTTACAAGTTCTCTTTTATTTTCAATAGTTGTATCTTCTCCAACATAATCAACATGATATTCCCATAATAAATAATCAATTTCAGTTTCTGACAATTTATCAATGTCAAGAAAAAACTTATTCATTATTCTGTTTTTTTGCTGTTTTATTGCATAGTCTATTGATTCGTATATCCATTTTGTCGCATTATCCGTTAGAGTTGATTTCGCAGCAATGTCAGTCAATTTCAAATCCTGTACTGTTATCATAATTCTTCAACTCCCTGATAATTGCTCACAATTCTGTTGTTTATAGCAACTTGATTGAAATCTAATTTTTGAAAAACGGGATTTCTTAATACTACTCTTTTTACTCCAGCTATTTTTAATCTTTTAATTAATTCATCTGGGTTTATATCCTTGCCTATTTTCTCTTTTTGCCAGTTAACATACTCTTGCACTGTCTTATCTACGTTAGATTTTATAACATTTACGAGAGTTTCATTATCCTTTTCGATATAGTAGTCAAAATCTACAGAGTAATTAACTTTATTCGGCTCTTTAATATTCACTTTATCAGTTAAAGGTCTTATATTTTCTTCATTTAATACACTTTTTACCTTCTCTTTCAACTCCTGACTTACTGTACCGCTAACAGTCCAAATGTAAACATCTACATTGGTTGCAGATGGAGAATGAACTTTGACATCTATGATATCGGTACTGGCTGTTTTGGTCCAAAATATATAAGCTCCCGAACTTCCTGCTGTTGTGAAGCTCTCGGGAATTTCTCTTATTCTTTCTCTGTAACTCTCGTCTGGTTCTTCACTTGTTCCAGAATTACTTTCGGTAATGTTTTCAACTTTCTGATAATTCGGATATATATCAACCATATCTTTAATTTGTCCAACCGGAATACCATTTCCAATGGTTCCTAATGTGTTGCAAGTAGCTTTTCCGTCAACTGATAAATTTCCTTTTGTTATTTTGTATTCCTTATCCGTTTCAAAATAAAGCTCGTTATATCTAATTCTTGAGCCCTTGGGGATTACTGTATCTGTTGCTTGTACGCTTGAAATATAAAATCTGAATGTTGCCACCGCTGGTTGTTCAAAAAGCCTTTTTCCTCTATTTCCATAAAATTCACCTTTTAAATCCAGCCTTTCGTCTCTTGCAAATCTTAAATAATTTTGTTTGATGTCATCATTATATTTTTCTTCTAACAAAGCTAGCTGATACGCTACTGTACTGAAAATTAATGTTTCTGGACTAGCTTCTGTCAAACTTCTTCCGCTAAGTTCTTGAAACTTATTAATCATATCTCTTTTTATTTCCCAAGCATCGCTATCTATTGCCTCATACTCTTCAAAATCATCCAATGTTTATCACCTCGATTCCTAATTCAATCTCAAAATCATTTTCGAATTCATCTGCTGTTTTTATCTCTGTAGTTTTTAAAATTGCTCTTGGCTCATACTTCCTGAACATCTCAAGCAACTGTGAAGTTATCCTGTTTTCCACAATATTTATATTTTTATCTATCAAGTCGCTGTCAAAACTGAAATCACGATTAAGTGGTTGTTCTTCTTTGCAGACTCTTAAGAGCATTCCGACATTTGTTACAACTTCCTCAACAT